CGTCCAGATCGTTGCTTACCTCGCAAAAAAGCACAGAGTTTAAGCAAGTCTGAGCGTAAATCTACTGCTCAAAAGAAAAAAAGAGAGGGCGCTAAGGGCAAAAAGGTTGTTTCAAACACCAAAGCGGCAACAGTAAGGATGGCGTTGGGTGGAGCCGTACCAACGACCAAGTCAAAACGCCCTTTTAACGGAAAACGCATTGACGGCACGGCTGTTGCAAGAGGTTGCGGAATGGTAATGTCAAACAGACGTAAGAGAACGTCTGGGTCTGTGACTCAATCATGAATGTAGGGCGTTTCTTTCCAGAACTGAGTGTTGAAAAGAAAATTGTGGATGAAATTACGCAATGGACCTCAGATGTGTTGGAAAAGCCCAGCCCTTTTTTTAACAATTTACCAGCTTGTCCTTACGCGAAACAGGCGCTCATGGATGAAAAAGTAGCTATTATATTTAAGTACGAAAAACACTTTCAGACCTTGTATAGCACTATATCTCAGTTCGAGGACGTTTTTGACTTAGCAATTATTATCGATTTAAATAATGACAAAGATCCGGACGATTTTCACACTTATTTAGATGACATAAACACGGCTATTTCTGAGGGAATGTTTATTGATAAAGACATTTGGGTGATGGGTTTTCATCCAGATGATGAACCCAGTGATTTTGAAGAAGAGGTAGATTTTGAACCCGTAACGGATACTGAGTACGCAATGATTTTTGTTCAAAGACTGTCAAAACTGCAAGTTGCAGCAGACAAATTGAATAAAAGAGGTTATTATAATAGTTATGGAAGTGATTACAACGTGTCTGACACGTATAACCGAAGGCAAACCTTATATAGGAGACTGACAAATGGCAATGAAACCTCGTAAGAAAAACGGTGTTAAAAAGATGCGCGGCGGCGGCATGGTAAAGAAGATGCGCGGCGGCGGTATGGTTAAAAAGATGCGCGGTGGCGGCATGGTTAAAAAGATGCGTCGCGGCGGAGCAGTAAAGAAGAAGTAAGATGGCACTGTCAGGAAGCACAGACTTTGAGTTAGATGTAGCCGATTATATAGAAGAGGCTTTTGAGCGTTGTGGCTTAGAGGTGCGTACTGGCTATGATCTTACTTCTGCACGAAGGTCGCTCAATCTTTTGTTAGCCGATTGGGCTAACAGGGGCTTGAATCAATGGACTATTAAGCAACGAACACTCAATATGGTCACCAGTGATGGTGAGTATGATCTGGGAACAGACGTCATAGATGTATTGTCCGTTGTTATACGAAGAGACGGCACAGACTTTCAACTTGAAAGATTAAGTCGTGACGAGTTTTTAGCAATACCCACAAAAACCACTACGGGTAGACCTAACCAGTTTTTCCTCGACCGTCAGCTTACTCCTAACTTGAAAGTCTGGCCTGTTCCTGAAAATAGCACGGATGTCATACATTATGACGCTTTGACTAGAATGCAGGATGCAGATGTTTATACCAATACTTTAGACATGCCTTTTCGGTTTTACCCCTGTCTTGCTGCGGGACTAGCTTATTATCTGGCCTTAAAACGTGCGCCAAACAGGGTACAACTCCTTAAAGCTGTTTATGAAGAAGAGTTTGAAAGGGCTGCAACAGAGGATAGGGACAGATCTTCTTTTAATGTTGTCCCCGATTTTCAGTATTTTAGGGTGAGCTAATGTCTAAGTTTGCCTCCGGAAAAAATGCTTTAGCAATTTCCGACCGGTCTGGGTTTCAATATCCTTACCGGCTAATGAGGCGTGAGTGGAATGGTTTACTGGTAGGACCTGACGAGTTCGAGCCAAAACACCCACAATTAGGACCTTTTAGAAAAGTTTCAGATCCTCAAGCGTTGGTGGATAGCCGACCAGAGCAGGATTTAGAGGGTCAGAGATCTACCCAGTATGGATTTAATCCTGTTGGTTTTAAAACAATTGACGGTATTACTGAAGAGAGTGATTTGGTTGGAACGGGCCAAGTCGGAACTGTTACTCTTTTCTTTCCTAAAACACTTGGCAGCGAAGCTACCGGCGAGGTTGGCGACGTCACTGTAATTTTACCAGCTTCTGTAACGGTCGCAGTTTCGGGTTTTGCTTCGGCAACAGGTTCTGTAGGTACTGTTTCTGTAGAGGAGGGAATAGTTGTTTCGGTCACAGGTTCAAGCAGCACAACTGCGGTTGGTTCTGTAACAGTGTCTGTATCAAACGTTATTGCTGCTCCAACAGGTATTGCCTCTACTTCTGCGGTTGGTTCTGTAACAGTGACAACAAACGTGACAAACTATGCCGTAACAGTGGCTACAGGTACAAACGCATACGGAACTGGCAATAAGTACTACATAAATGGATCTGTATCTCCAACTCTTACCTTAAACGAGGGCGACACGTTTTGGTTTGACCAGAGCGACTCAACCAATAGTGGACATCCCTTGCGATTTAGCACAACTGCAAATGGCACACATGGCGGAGGTGTGCCGTATACCACGGGTGTAACCACAACAGGAACTCCGGGTAGCGCTGGAGCATATACAAAGATTACAGTAGCGTCTGGTGCCCCAACATTGTATTATTATTGCACCAACCATAGTGGAATGGGAGGCCAAGCGAACACACCATGAGTTTTACATTTGATAGTTTAAAGCAAGCCATACAAGATTATACCGAAAATACGGAGACTACTTTTGTTTCTAATCTTCCTGTTTTTATTAGAGCTACGGAAGAGCGGATACTTAAAAACGTTCAGCTAAATTTGTTTATGCGTAATCAAGTTGGCGCTATGGCGGCCGGAAATCAATATTTAGGAGCCCCTAGCGATTTTTTAGCCCCGTTTTCATTGACTATTTCCAACTCAAATGCAGGAGATTATAAAAAAGAGTTTTTGCAGTTTAAGGATTTGTCTTACATCGAGTCTTTTCATCCAGATTATACTGTTCAGGGAAAACCAAGATATTATGCTCAATTCGACGTCGGTAACTTTATTTTGGCTCCGACACCAGACGTAGCTTATGACGTAGAGGTTCAGTATTTGTTTAGACCTGCTAGTTTAACCTCTGGTGCGGGAACAGATACTTCTTGGCTTAGTGAAAATGCTGAATTAGCTCTATTGTATGGTTCTTTAGTAGAGGCATATACCTTTATGAAGGGTGAACCGGATATTATGGCAAATTATGATAAAAGGTTTCAAGAGGCTGTAATGGGTCTTAAAATGTTGGGAGAAGCAAAAGAAACTACGCAAGAGTATCGCGTGGGTAAAGTTATTAGGGATAAACAATAATGTTTAAATTGGATTTAAGTGTATCAGACGAGTCAATCGTTAACGTACAAACAACACAGAATCGAGGATTTACTCCCGATGAGCATGCAGAACGCTGTGTAGAAAAGCTGATTAGTGTATCTGATGATGCACATCCTGCTATTAGGGATCAGGCAAAGGCGTTCCAAAAGCACATGGAAAAAGTGGTTGCATTTTATATGCGCGAAGCTATTCGCAGTGACCGCACAACCGTGTATAATGCCCTTAATGATGCAGGGCATCCAAAACTGGCTGACGCAATAAGGAGATTATGACATGGCGATCACGCAAGCAATGTGTACTTCTTTCAAGAAAGAGCTTCTTGAAGGGACGCACAACTTTAAAAACTCAGGAGGAGGCACTTTTAAGCTTGCTCTATTTACTTCATCAGCAACATTAGGTGCTTCGACAACAGCTTATGCTACGAGCAACGAGGTTTCTGGCACAGGCTATTCTGCTGGTGGATCGGCTTTAACAAGAGTAGATCCTACTACAAGCGGGACCACCGCATTTACAGACTTTTCTGATTTGACGTTTTCTACAGCTACAATTACAGCAAATGGCGCGTTAATATATAATAGTAGTGCTTCAGACAAAGCTGTAATCGTTTTGGCGTTTGGTGGGGATAAGACATCAACTGCTGGTGACTTCACTATTCAGTTCCCAACAGCGGACGCGAGTAACGCTATTATCCGTATCGCGTAGTCGGTAAAGTCCAATGACAACGATTTCGGGTTGGGGTAGAGGTACATGGGCCCAAGGGGCTTGGGGCGAATCCCTTCCGATTGTTGTTACGGGAGTGGCAGGAACAGGTGCGGTTGGCTCTGTTTCTGTTGTTGCAGAGGCTAGTGTTCCAGAGACAGGGCTGGCGGCTACA